TGCCGGTATCATCAACATTCAGGTTAGCGTTGAGTGCTGGGGTGTAATCGAGAACTCCTGCCATCGCGAGTGCCGAAGCAACGTCTGAAGAGCAGAGAATCATATTACCCTTCCCTCTACGAGTCTGTTGGGCGATAGCGTTAGCATCGCGCTCGATTTGGAAGATAAGACCCTTGAACTTCTCAACTGACCAGCGACCGTTGGAATCAACATCGAGGTCAAAAGTACCAGCGGTTGCAGTGTTTGCTTGAGCACCAGGCTTAGCAATCTTGTAAACGGTACGGATGATTTCGCGGTTGATTTCAGCAAGGATTTCGGTGGAAAGAATGTTAGCAAGTTCTGCTTCTGCATTCAAACCGTGAATTGCCTTGAGGTCTTGAGCGAGCTCTAACGAATACTCAGCTTTCAGTGCTCTGGACTTAGCGGTAACGGTGACTTTCTCAATCGAGAATGCCATTTCGTTGAACGCACCACCACCAGATGTGCCAAGGTCCTCGGAGTCATCGGTACGCATACCCTGACCAACATTATATTGGTCGGAACCAGTTCCGGCGTTGTTTGCTTGGTTAGAACCATCAAGAATAGAAGGATTAGTTCCACCTTGTGCGGTTGAACCCATACCAACGGCAGCGCCGCTGAATCCGTCAGTTAAACCAAGTGCTGCGTTTTGACCAGAGAATGCCGAATTAGCTTCGTTGAAGAATGCTTCGGTTCCGGTTTGGTTTGAATAACGTGAACGCATCGCAAAGATAAGTCCAGTAGGACCGTTCATTGGTTGAACGCCACAAAGATCATAAGCGATCAAATTGGGCATTGAGCGTCTGATCAAGGAGATCAGAACGGGGTCGAAACCGGCAACAGGTGAAGATGCACCAGCAGAGAAACCTGCATTAGCACCGGTGTTGGTATTGACTGTTGGACCTTCTGTAAGGAACTCACGCTCTTCACGGAGTTCTCTCTCTTGATTTTCGAGCAGGATAGCGGTTACGGATCTACGATGTGCATCTTTGATCTGATCCATTCCAGAATAATCTAGAATTGGAGCCCACTTCTCCTGCAAATATTCTGCGTTGAACATTTGCATTTGTTTTTACCTATTTAAAGTTTTTTTGTTTGATTGTTTATAATTTAAAAGTCAGATTTTAGCAACTCTTCCGAGTGTTTGAAGGTATGATTCCATTCTTCCACTAACCTGGGGTTGTTGGGATTGAACGTCAGTACTTTCTGACAAGGTTTCAGAGTCATCTCTTTGAGCGCCGGTATTTGTTGGGAAATAAGAATTTCTCAAAGTTACCAGTTTCTCACGATAGTTTGCTTCACCATCAAACTCAACATTTTCGGCAAGAGAAGCGAGTTTGTCCTTTTGTGAGAGTGCGAGACCCTCAACGACATCTGCAAAAATTACATCTGCAACTGACTCGGATAATCTTCTGTTTAGAGCAACATTTCTTTCAATTTGCTCGTTGAGTTTTCCTTCCATTTCATCAAGTTTATCTACCATACTCTCGATTACATCATATCTATCTTCAGGGATTGAAACATAATGATCTTCAAAAAGACCTCGCATTCCTTGAAGGAATGATTCGGTCATTTCAGTTTTGAGACCGTGCTCAACTGCGAGTGCGTTTTCAGAAACCCACTCATCAGCAACATACTCAAGGTATGCATCGACACGATCCACAAGACCTTCTTTAATTGCTTCAATTTCTTCTACGAGTGCTTCCTCGTAGGATACTTGAAGTTCTTCTTTGATTTCAGCAACCTTAGAACGGATTGCAGCCTCAAAGATTGTTCTTGCCTTTTCTTGGAATTCTTCTGAAAGATCTTCACCGGCAAGAAGAGCATTGACATCTTCTTCGATGTCAAAGTCTTCCTCCATTTCTTCTTCTTCTTTGTCCTCGTCTTCTTTGTCTTCTTTGTTTTTACCTTTCTTTGATTTTGGACCTTCGTCGCAAGATTCTTCGGCAACTACATCTTCATCTTCATCTTCATCTTCATCGACAAGATCTTCATCTTCCTCAGTCTCTTCCTTAACACCTTTCATAGAATCCGCTGCAGATGCCTTAGCATTTACAACATCTCTGACTTGCGCAAGAGTTGCGGCAGGATCCTTGAGTTTTGCTGAATCGTCATCGGGACGATAATTTTGGGGAGTTGGACCACCTAAATCTTCCCAAGAACCAGTTTGACCTGGAGTTAACACGGGAGTTGCACTCTTTGAAGGAGTTTCGGCAGGTGAGGCTCCTTTGGTTACTACGTTTTCCATTTCTTGTAAATTTCTACCAACGGACATTTTTTTAGATCTTGTATTATAATCTATATTTATTTATAATTTATAGATTTCCTAAGAAATCTTGGAACAATTGAACCTTATGCTCTTGTAGAGTTTTTTCATCTACAAGAGTATTAATTCTACGTTTTGTGGTTTCTACTAATTTTTCTCTCAGCACTCCCCCTTCATATACCCATTCCTTTCCTTCAAATATTCCCTGTACAAAAGCATCGGGAGCAGAAGGATCTGCCACAATATCAGCGGCTGTTGCAAGCATGAAATCTTCACCAACAATTTTATGACCTTCATTAGTCATCTTTAATGAACCAACACCACGAGAAGAAACACCAAGGCAAACACCTTCATCAATCAGTGCTTTAGCAATTTTACCCATAGGAGTTTCTAGTAACTGTGCCTTACCAATAAAATTGCATCCTTTTTGTTCTAAGGAAACAATCTTATGTGAAACTCTGTCGAGATTGACTGTAGGTCCACAATTTCCAGTCCAATAAGTGTATCCATTTTGTTCAACCATGAAATTGGTATTTTTAACTTGGATACAATAAACATCATCAAACCACTTTTC